TACACATGTCGTTAAATTATAAACAGGCTGTTGAAATAGCAGAGGAGCAAGCTATTAATGTTTTGCTAGATGGTAATAAATATGATTTAACAAGGAAAAGAATTATATACGATTTAACTGTTTTAGGAATAGGGGCATCTAAAACATCGTTTAACGCTTCTGAAGGAGTTGTTGTAGATTATGTTGACCCAGCTAATCTTGTATACTCTTATACTGATTCTCCTTATTTTGATGATGTTTATTATATTGGAGAAGTAAAGTCTATTCCTATTAGTGAATTAATAAAACAATTCCCAGATATAACAGAAGAGGAATTAGAGGATATTTCAAAAAGTAATTATAAGTATAGTTATAGATTTGGAAATAGACGTGATCAAGAAGAAGACAAAAATAAAATAGAAGTTCTTTACTTCAATTATAAAACATATACTCATGAGGTTTATAAAGTAAAAGAAACATCAACTGGTCTTCAAAAATTAATAGAAAAAGATGATAGTTTCAATCCTCCAACTGGTGAAAATCTAGCATTTGAAAGATTAGGTAGAAAGATAGAGTGTTTATACGAGGGTGCTTTAATTTTGGGAACTGACAAACTTCTCAAGTGGGAAAAGGCTAAAAATATGATGCGTCCTAAAAGTGATTTTACAAAAGTTAGAATGAATTACTCTATTACAGCTCCTAGAATGTACGAAGGAAGAATAGAATCTTTAGTAGGAAGAATAACTGGATTTGCTGATATGATACAGTTAACTCATCTAAAACTTCAACAAGTAATGTCCAGAATGATTCCAGATGGAATTTATTTAGATGCAGATGGATTAGCAGAGATTGATCTAGGTAATGGAACTAACTATAATCCTCAAGAAGCATTGAATATGTTTTTCCAAACTGGATCTATTATAGGTAGATCTATGACTGGAGATGGTGGACAAAACGCGGGTAAAATTCCTATTCAAGAGATACAGTCGGGAGGCGGAGCTAAAATGCAAAGTTTAATAGGAACGTACAATTATTACTTACAAATGATAAGAGATACGACCGGATTAAATGAAGCAACAGATGCTAGTACTCCAGATCCTAAAGCCTTAGTAGGTGTTCAAAAACTAGCGGCAGCGAACTCTAATACCGCAACTAGACATATATTACAAGGTAGTGCTTTTATAACTCAAGAAATATGTGAATTACTTTGTCTAAGAATATCAGACATATTAGAATACTCTCCAACAGCAAATGCTTTTGTACAGGCTATTGGATCTCACAACGTAGCTACTCTTCAAGAAATGAAAAACCTACATCTTTATGATTTCGGTATATTCTTAGAACTAGCTCCAGATGAGGAGGAAAAGCAATTATTAGAAAACAATATACAAACTGCTCTTTCTCAACAAACAATAGACTTAGAAGATGTTATTGATTTAAGAGAGATTAAAAATATCAAATTAGCAAATCAACTTCTTAAGATTAGAAGAAAGAAGAAGATGGAGAAAGACCAACAAATGCAACAAGAAAACATGCAGGCTCAAGCGGAAGCTAACGCTCAGCAAACTCAAGCCGCTGCTCAAGCTGAAATGCAAAAAGCTCAAGCTGCTTTACAAAATGAAATACAATTAGAAACTCAAAAAGGAGAAATTAAGAAAGGTAGTTTGCACGCTGAGGCGGAAGTTAAGAAAGCTTTAATGGATCACGAGTTTGAATTAAACATGAGGATGAAGCAAATGGAGTTAGAAATGATTAAAGAGAAAGAAACAACAAAAGAAATCATGAAAGACAACAAAGAAACAAAACAACAAGATAAAAAGAACCGACACGAATCAAGAATGGAAGATAAGAAAACAGATAATGTAATTAGAACTAAGGGTTTTGAATCTTCCGGAAATGACGTTATAGGTGGAGGTATGAGATTAGGTGCGTTTGAGCCTAGATAAAAATAGCAAACAATTTATTAATTATTATTATATTATATTATGGCAAAAAAGAAAAAAGAAGAACCAAAAGTAGACGAAACGGTAGAAAAGTTAAAGATTAAAAAATCTAAAACTAAGAAATTTCAAGAACCAGAAGATGGAGTAATTAAAGTAGATCTTAAAGAACTAGCTAAAAAAGCTGAAGATATTGTTAAGGTTGATACTTCAAAACCAGTTGAAGAAATAAAGGTTCCAGAAAATCAAGAAGAAACTCCTGTTCTTCAAGAAGTAACTAATGAGGTAACAGAAACTGAAGAAGTGGCTCAAATTGTAGAGAAGGAGATTACAGAGTCCATAGAGACAGGTAAAGATCTTCCAGAAAATGTTCAAAAACTAATGAACTTTATGGAAGACACTGGAGGAGATTTAAATGACTATGTTAAGTTAAACAAAGATTATTCTGAGATGGATAATCAAACTCTGTTAAAAGAATATTATAAAAACACAAAACCCCATTTACAAACAGATGAGATTGATTTCTTAATGGAAGATCAATTTTCATTCGACGAGGATGTAGATGAGGAAAGAGAAGTTAAAAGAAAGAAACTAGCGTTAAAAGAGCAAGTTGCCGACGCTAAAAACCATCTGGACGGGTTAAAGTCCAAATACTATGAAGATATCAAGGCTGGGTCAAAGTTGACCTCTCAACAACAAAAAGCTATTGATTTCTTTAATAGGCACAATAAAGAATCTGAGAATACTAAAAAGATTCATCAGGAAGCAAAGAATAGATTTTTAAATAAAACTGAAGAAGTTTTTAACGATGAGTTCAAAGGTTTTGAATACAAAGTTGGGGATAAAAGATATAGGTTTAACGTTAAAGATCCAAGCCAAGTAAAAGAAAGCCAAAGTGATATTAATAATTTTGTCAAGAAGTTCTTGAATGAAAATAATCAAATGGAAGACGCTACTGGTTATCATAAGTCTATGTTTACTGCCATGAATTCTGATGCTATTGCAAATCATTTTTATGAACAAGGTAAGGCTGATGCTTTGAAAGAAAGCATGTCTAGATCTAAAAATATTGATATGAATCCTAGAGAATCACATGGAGCTCCTATTGATAACAGTGGAGTAAAAGTGAGAGTATTAGGAGAAGACAATAGTAGATCAAATTCTACATTTAAAATTAGAAAAAAATAAATAACAAATTAAAAATAAAAAATTATGGCAATTACTGCAGGAAGTAATTTGAATAGCGTTGCGGCTCCACAAGCGCAAACATTAGCTTCAAATTATATCGATTTTACGTCTACCGCTACACAGGGGTGGGCACAACAATATCTGCCTGACTTAATGGAAAAAGAAGCTGAAGTTTTCGGACCGAGAACTATTTCAGGTTTTTTATCTCAAGTTGGCGCAGAAGAGTCTATGACTTCAGACCAAGTTATTTGGTCAGAACAAGGTAGATTACACTTATCATACACAGGAACGATTGTTCACAATACTTCAGTGGTAACAATTCTAGCGGATATTGACGGAAACGTTGATGCTGATGGATTCGATCCAACAGATCACGGTATTAGACTTAATGATCAAGTACTAGTTTCAGTTGATGAAGGTACTTATAAGGGTATCGTTACTGCTCACTCTGGTGACACTGTTACAGTCGCGCCTTATGGAGCTGAAAACATGAATGACTTAACTGCGTTCTCAACAGGCGAAACTAGCGCTTGTACGGTATTAGTGTATGGATCTGAATTTAATAAAGGTTTAGGTGGTCAAGGAACTTATGGTGGTATTACCGCTTCTGGTCCTAAAACCGTAACTCCAAAATTCAAATCTTTTACTAACAAACCAATTATTATGAAAGATTACTATGAAATTTCTGGATCTGACGCGTCTGCGATTGGATGGGTTGAGATTTCTGGTGAAGAAGGACAAAATGGTTACTTATGGTATTTAAAAGCTGAAGGTGATACTAGAGCTAGATTTACTGATTATATGGAGATGGCAATGTTAGAAGCAGAGAAAATTGTTTCTACTTCCGTTGCTGTTGATACTGTCTTTAATGGAGGTTCTGGTCTTGGTACTAACGCTGGTACAGAAGGTTTATTTGCTGCTATCACTGATAGAGGTAATGTTACTTCGGGTATTACTGGTGTTAATGCTGCTACTGATTTAGCTGAATTTGACGCTATCTTAGCTGAGTTTGACTCTCAAGGTGCTATTGAAGAAAACATGATGTTTGTAAACAGAGCTACTTCGTTAGCGATGGATGACATGTTAGCTTCTATGAATTCTTACGGGGCTGGAGGTACTTCTTATGGAGTATTCGACAACGAAGAAGACATGGCATTAAACTTAGGTTTCTCTGGTTTCAGACGTGGATCTTATGATTTCTACAAGTCTGACATGAGATATTTAAATGACAAAGCTACTAGAGGTGGTATTAATTCTAGAGACGTTACCGCTCCAATTAGAGGGGTTATAGTTCCAGCTGGTACATCATCAGTTTATGATCAATCATTAGGAAAGAATCTTAAGAGACCTTTCTTACACGTTAGATATAGAGCTTCTCAAACAGATAACAGAAAATTCAAAACTTGGGTTACTGGTTCTGTTGGGGCAACTACATCTGATTTAGATGCAATGCAGATAAATTACTTATCTGAGAGATGTTTAGTTACACAAGGTGCTAACAATTTCATGTTAATGAAGTAAGCATTTATTATATTAAAAGACCGGGGCTTCGGCCTCGG